TTCACCAGTAAGTTACCTGAAGCATTTGTTAATGTTTCTGTTTGTAAACTTGTAATTCCTGAAAAAGTAGTTACTGTAGCTCCAAGAGCAACTGCTGTTGAACCAATAGTTACACTTGAATTAGCTAATTTAGCATTTGCAATAGAACCTGCTAATGAGGCGTTTGCAATATTTGTAATTGTATTATCAGGACCATTAATTGTTTTATTTGTTAATGTCTGAGTTTTTGAGGTAATCGCTAAAGCAGAACCATTACCTAATTCTGTATAGATTTCGTTAAAGTTATCGTTAATTAAATCACCACCAGCACGGATAGTAGTTCCTGTTCCGTCATCTGCTGAAGACCCGATATTAATTGTTTGTTTAGCCATTGATTCTCTCTATAATTCCCTAATATTTATACAAGTTTTATCATTATGTTACATCAAATCTTGTACTTGTCGTATCAAATTTAATACTTGTTAATGAAAATTCTGTTGCTGGAGCTGATACCTTGATTTCTGTTGGTATTGTTATTGTTTGTTTCATACCATCAATTGCATATTCAGCTAATGTAAATCTTTCTCCGTCAATATCTGTATCACTAAAACCTGTCACTCTATGGTCTGCCCAATTGCTCATTGTCAAAGGAGCAATGTATCTGTTTGTACCATTAATACTTCCAGCAATTGCTGTTGTTTGTGATAGAGTATGTGTTCCAGAATATAAGTTACTTGATGAAAAAGGATTAGTGTATATATCTAAACTTTTCATAGTAGGTCCGCCATATGCAAAACCTCGTAAATAACTATCACCTCTGGATGTTATATTATATAGTGTACTTCTTTGACTTAGCTTGATAGTCATGTGTCTTCTCAAAGTAACATCTCTAGTTCCTGTTGAGAATGGTGACATTGTACTGTCATTAAAGTCCGGGTCAGCACCTAATTCTGGATTACTTCTTAATGTTGTGCCGTCATCTGTAGTACCAAGTCTTCTACCAAATATAGTAGAGAACAATTGACCAATAACACCAAAGATTGGACTTTCTGAAATGCCTGATATGATACCGTCAACTGGTTGTGAAATCTGAGCACTAATTTGACTTTCAATATTTACTTGACCTGTAAAATAAAAACCTGCTGTGTGCATAGTCTTTTTAAATGAATCTCTCCAGTCATTAATAACACGACCAACTTTAATTACATAAGAGAAATCCTGATAGTATAAACTATCTTGTATTCTCATTGCGTCATCTGAAATATGGCCATCTTGGTTTACATATGTACCAGCTGTGTCAGCTATTGCAACAACATTTACTGTTGCTGTAGCTTGGTCAACTTTTGCAATTGTAGCAGAAGCACCATTACTTAATGTAATCACTCTACCTACTTGAAATGTGCCTGTTGCACTTGAAAATTTTAAAAGTTGTCTTGTTGAATCAAAAGCACCTGATGTAGCTGTAATTGTTGAACTAGAACTATCTACTGAGGTAGCCGTTAAGTCTGCAACAAAAGAACCTGATATATCTTTTAATATCATATAACCAGGAATAGATAAAGTTGGTGGAGATGGCGACTGATTATATTCAGCACCAGGCTCAACTATTTTTAAACCTAAAACTTTTCCTATTTCATTACCATGAGCAAACACAGAAGCATTTGAACCAAGTTCCGTAGTTGATGTAACTGTAACTATAGGTGTTTTTACATAGTTTGAACCAGGATTAATAATTCGTATATCTGTAATGTCACCGTTACCTGTTCCACTTTCTTGTACAACTTTGTTACCTGTATATGGGTCACCTATAATTGTAGCGTCTTCTAAAGTAATATGGTCTTCGGTACTACCTTCAACTTGAAGTCCACCATTTACAAGAGATACGGTTGCTGTTGCACCACCGCCACTTGTATTTGCATTATTGAAAACTAAATTATCTCCGATAGCATAACCTGTACCACCATTATCAATAATAAAATCAGTTATACCACCATTACCTACAGACTCTATTGTAATTAATGAATCTGTACCGCCGCCTGTAACAGTAACATTGTCATTTTCATTACTATAGATACCGTCATTTGAAATTGTAATTGTTCCAGGAATACCTGTAGATGTTGCCTTAATAAATGTAGCAGCTGTATCTGATTCCGTTCCTCTAATTTCTTCACCAGTTACAAATGTGCCTACGATTGTAGCCTCATTCAAAGTAAACTCTGTTACTTCGTTTGCACCTATTTGAAATTTAGATACTGCTTCTACTAAAGCTGTTGCGCCTGATGTTTGACCTGTGATTGTACGGCCAATTAATAATGATGTGTCGCCTGTTAAATTTACACCTTGTATTGTTCTTAATACTTTATTTGTTGTCCATTTACCGTCAGATACACGCAACATATTTTCTCTAGGATAAATTGTTTCTGAGGTAAGACCAAATAACATTCTAAAGAATATTTGATGACCTGCACTAGTACCTTTTGCTCTGTAAACAGATTTAATATTTTTAATTAAGTTTCTTTTATCTAAATTACTATCTAAAGTTTCTGGTATTGTATTTAAAAATTCATTTCTAAATTTAGTTAAGAAGTTAGAAACAACTTTATCAGGATCCCTAAAGTTTAATAACTCTTGTATGTTATTTACTGGATTAACTTTGTAATCACCTAAAACTGCTTGAGCATTTGAATTAGCACCAACTAATATTTCGCCTTCAATAAATTTATTTTGTGCTGTAATATAAAGCTTGCCATTTGATAATTCTTCCTTTAGAATAACGGATGTTGCTTTTGAAGTTTGACCTGTTATAGTTTCTCCTCTAGTAAACTTTCCGTAAGTAGAACTTTCTAATATAACTTTATCACCATTGTCTAATTGTGTTCTATCTGTATCTAAACGAGAAGCGTCTAAAAGAAGTGTACTTGTATCAGTATTAATTTCTGATTCTAATTGTAATCCGTCCGTAGATTGTACACTTGTAACTGAAATCTCTGCCGATTCCATAAAAGTGTAATATGATTTTAGAAACTCGACAAATTTAGGATGTTCTTGTAAAACAAACTCAGGAATCTGAGTGTTTATGAGATTGGAAATTTTGTCAGTAAATTTTGCCATTTACTAAGTCCTTAATAACTACTTGTTGTCGTATAACCTACACCTGCGTCAGCAGAGCCACCAACGAAAGTGTCTGCTTCAACTGTTATTGTTGAGTTAGCCGTATCTATATTTAAAATTTGGTCTCTTACAGGTACTACATCATTTGAAGTAGGCACAACTGTTAATTCAATAACACTTGAACTTGCACCTCTAATATTTTCCACTACCGATACATTTAATGAATTAATTGTTACTTGACCTGTAGTGTAATCAATTGTCCCTTGTGAACTATTACCATAAACTCTTGTTGAACCTGATAAACTATATCGTCTAACAACTCCTTGACCGTCATCATCTAAGAAGAATATAGTATCTGCGTCACCATCAATTTTAAAACCTGTAGAGGTTAAAATACCACCAGCTGAACTATTATGACCGGAATGAGGATTATATAATGCGTTTCTAAAATAAACATCATATCTTGTTGATACATTTATTGTTGGTGTAAATTCTTTTCTAATTTTTAGTGTTGTTATATTTGAAACAATACTTGTGTCTGTATTATCTACAAGACCTATAATTTTTGAATATCTAAAAACACCATCAAATTGATTTAATGTATTTGTATTATAATTTGTTAGTGTTGACAGTACATTTGCTTTTATTGTGTCTGCTGTTTTAGCTGTTGTCTGCTCATTGTATTTTACATTTGAAGTTAACAAAATACTTGTAGTTTCGGGGTCAACTATTTCTGGTCTTACTGATACTACATTATATTTTTTTAATTGATTTTTAATTGTTTCTTTTGTAGATATTGTTAGTGTAGAACCTGAAATAGGTTTGATAGCAATTTTAACAACACCATATTGTGGTGTTTCATCATCTTCGCCACCCCATGCACTAACTGATTGAGCGTTTGCATAAACTGATTTTACAATTGTTTCATAATCTTTAGATGTAACAGCTCTGTCTTGTGCTGTATATTGTAAAGGAGCATTATATCTAATTGATTCTTTTGTTTGTGGTTCTGAACCATTAGCTGCATTTGATGTAGTTGTAATTGTAACATTTGAAAAACCATCAATGTCACCAGATAAAGCAAATGAACTTGCACCATTAGCTTCTGTTTTATTTGTTACAATATATTCTAATATAACGATATTACCGTCTGATAATTTTTTACCTAATAGACCATCACCAAAATAAACTTCAAACTTGCCATCTTCTACTTCTTGTAAAAAATAAACCTTAGATGTTCCTGTTAAATCTGAATAACCAGTAACTAAAGAATATACCTCTTGTGTAGAGTCTGAACTAGAATTTTGTACAGTAACTTTTAAAGTTGATGTGTCTGCATTATTACTTGGTATGGTAAATTTTTGGTCAGGATCCGAAGTGTCTTTTGTATATTTAAATGTTACTAAAGTACCCTCATATGCTTGTACACCTGCAAACTGAAAAACACCAGAGTCAGGTTGAATAGTATAAGATTGATTTGTTACAAACTGATAACTTGTTCCGTCTATTGAAGATGTGAAAACTGTACCCTTATCCATTGTTATAGATGTCGTTGTGTTTGGTACATTATTAACTTTTACTGATAACTCTGAGTTAGCAGCTCTACATGATGTTGGAGTGTAACCAATCATCTTTGCTAATGATACAATGTTTTTTCTTATGTCTGCTGAATCTAAATACATTTCATTTGCCAACATATTGGCATTGAAACCTAGATAGTGTGTATTGTAAGCTAGAACATCTAAAAGAACTGCAAAACCTGAACCTTCAAAATTATAATCTTGGAATTCTGATTGACCTTGTAAAAAGGTTCTTAAATTAGTTTTTATATTATCAAAATCTAATTCTGATACTGTTAATTTATTTGAAGCCATTTATTTACCTAATTCTTTGTAATGTTGTTGTAACTGAAACCGGATTTGGTAAGTTTAACACATAAAAGTTTACTTCTACATTTATTCCGTTTCTGTCTTGGTTTTCATTTACTGCAATAGAAGATATATTTGCTCTTGGTTCATAATTCACCAAAACCTCTTCTATCTTTCTTCTTATGAATATGCCTGTCATAGGTGTAAAGTTTTCAAATAATAAATCTCTTACACCACATCCTAATTCAGGATGAAAAGGTCTTTCATAAAATTGTGTGTTAACTAAATTTCTAACACTTCTTTTAACAGCGTTTACATCTTCAATTTTTATAACATCATTAGTTACAGGATGTCGTGTAAAATCTAAGTCTAGGTCTTTATAAGTCCTGACTGCCTTTTTACTTTTGTTTGTGCTTGAAGCGTCATAGTTTGCCATATCGCTAATATTTATAACACTTATCTAGGTTAACCTGAGAAAACATTAGGAGAACCTGCAGCTACACTCGTACAACCAGATATTCCGTCACCAACTCTACCACAACCTTTGCCGTTTACAAAAACTGTTGATGAACCGCTTGCTATCGGAGCTGCGTGAGAAGGACATGGTACACCAGGCAATAAATGACCTGTGTTGTTATCTCCTTGACGAGATATACCAATACTATTTGCAAATACATTTCCTGACCCAGCTGCTCTTGTCATTCCTGAACAATGAGCCACATCTGCGTCACCTATTCTAGTTACCGCTGGCACGATTTAATAACTCCTCTAATTTAGATTGATATGTTGACATTTCTTCATGTTGTTCCTCTGTATGAGGTGCTTCTGGATAATCAGGTTCAAAAGATACTACATGATTAAACGACATTGGTATGTCATCAAAGTTTGTAAACTTTAATACTCTCTTATCTTTAAGAATAGTAAACTTACCAATCATCTATCTAGCCAATTTTGCTTTTAAGGCTAATCTTTGTTTTTCTTGTAAAATTGATTGTCTTAATTTTCTACCAATTGGTATGATTATAGAATGACACATCTGTTTACCTTTTTTACTGATATATTCAACACTAATTTGTTTATCTTTAAAATCACCTTGTACAGCTCTTGTTGCTTTCTTTAAACTGATTTCTTCTTTTTCTTTTTCAACACCATCTGCGTTCCAAAACTTAAATAATCTCATTTTGCTCATATTAACTTTCTATGTTATATTTTTCTTCGTCAATATACGAATCACAACGACAATGATTACAACAATTGATTTGTATATCATTTCCATCGCCATCTTTATGTGTTTGTAAACAAGTTACACCACAATGACAGATATGTCCGCAATTTTGACAGTTATTCATTATAATACTATTTATATTAGAAACCACAAGACAATTTCATAGCTCTCAATTCAGTTTCCGTTAAATTGTTTTGATTTTCCATAGCTGATTCGCCGATTCGCTCTAAATCTGGCTTAATTTCGCAATTTTTAACAGTTTTTGAGCATCCGGACGCTAAAAAGAACAAAAGTAGAACAAATAAAATTAAAAAGCGTTGATTTATAAGGGTTTTTTGCATGATTTTTTTTAAAAAAAGTGAAATTAGTGCTTGACTTTACTATTTATCTGTGGTAGGATGGACACATAATGAAAAACAAAGGAAAAACTATGAAAAACACTATATCAAGTCTATTAATTGTAACTGGTATCATTATGATGGCTGGTTCAGCTAACGATTGTGACGGAAAATGTATGGAAACTGCAAATACCTTGTCTGAAATGCTTATGATTGCGTTTCTAGGGTTGGTTGTATCAGGTTCTGGTGCATTACTAATGGCATACAAAAATAATTCGTAAAAAAGTGAAAAAAACGCTTGCCAAACGAATCAATCTATGGTATAATATACACATAAACACTAAAAAAGGACACTAAACACTATGACTACTGTAAACAAAACTGCCGAAACACTAAAAGACGGAATATCAAATATGATGGCTGGCGCCAAAGAAGATTACTTTAGATGGTCTTCAGGTGGTGACGGACAATCAAGTTACTCAAAAGAACAACTTGCTAAATGGGACGATTCAATCTCAATAAGAGAAGGAAAAAAATACATTAAAGTTGTAAGAGATAATGGTGTATTCTGTTTCATCTCTAAAACTGATTTCAAACATTTTAAGAAAGGTGATATATTGAAAGCCGCTGGTTTTAATGCACCTGCTTTAAATCAACCGAGAGGTAATGTTCTAACTGGTAACTATGCTATCAGATGGACTGGACCTCTTTATCTTTAATAACAACAAAAGGACTATAATATGAATACACTAAATCTAATCAAAGCTGGAATAAAGCAATTACCTTTATCTGAACTTAATGAACTTTCTAGTTTCATTAGTGATGTTAAGGTTATAAATGCTAAAGCTTCACTATCTGTAGGACAAAAAGTGTTTGTCGTTCAGAAAACTAAAAAAACTCCTGGTGTGATTACTAAAATCAACCAATCAAAATGCCTAGTTGACTTATCTGGTAAAATTTATAGAGTACCAATGTCAATGTTAGAAGCTGCCTAATATTTAATTGCT